GCGCGTCGTAATATGGTATTCGTATGATCCGATCCTGCCGCCAGAAAGATGTGCAGTTGCTGCTGGATCGGAAATTCAGCCGGAAGTTTCAAAGCATCGAAAAGGCGGCTCGGATCCGATTGGAACTCTTGGACGCGGCTACGTCTCTCCGGGATCTCGAATTGCCTGGCCTCCGGCTGGAAGCACTCAAGGGTGACCGGAAAGGCCAGCAAAGTATCCGAATCAACGACCAGTTCCGGATCTGCTTTGAATGGCGGGACGGAGACGCTCACAACGTCGAAATTGTCGATTACCACTGAAAGGAGGAGGCTCCAACATGGCAACGAAACAGCCGAAGCGCTTGCCACCGATCCATCCCGGGGAGGTTCTACAGGACCTGCTGAACGAGGCCGGCCTGACCGCGAACGCCCTCGCTACGGTGCTGCGCGTGCCCGCGAACCGGGTCGGCGGAATCATAAAGGGCCAGCGAGGCATTACCGCTGATACGGCGCTGCGGTTGGCCCGCTACTTCGGCACCTCGGCCCAGATGTGGGTCAACCTCCAGGCCAAATACGACCTGGCCGCCGCGGAAGATGCCCTCCAGAGCAAGATCGAGCGCGAAGTTCTCCCACGAAACGCCGCTTAACACTTAAGACAGGATCAACCCTGGACTCAGCTGCAGCCCGGTCATTTCGCGGCGGCCGGCGCTGGCCTTGGTCGCCGTCATCGCCGCCGATTGCACCGCGCGCGGATTTTCGACCACCACGCGCACCGTTTCCTTCTCGAAGAACTCCTTGGCTCCGGGCACGGTGATGTTGATCACCGTGGGCCCGGCCGCGGACGACGGCGCGCCGCTGCCGATGCGATCCAGCGTCAGACCTGCGGAACTCGACTGAAAGAGGCTCCCGCCTTGCTGAAGGAGTGACACCGGGCGCACGGTGGCCGGGAGCCCCGACGTGCTCTGGCCCGTCGACAGAGCGTAGAGTTCGACCAGGTCGCGGATCTGCGGGCTGCGGATGGCCATGTCGAGGTTGCCGCCGAAGCCCTGTTTGGCGATGTTCACGACTTCGGCGAGGATGTTCTTCTCGCGGATGTCGACGCCGTAGGTGGCCTTGATCTTCTCGCGCGCCTTCTCCTGCGCGCCCTTCACAAACAACCGCACCAAGCCTGCAACCGCTCCGATTCCGGCCCCGATCGCCGCGCCGAGTGGGCCGCCATACTTGAAGCCGACCATCGCGCCGCCGGCGGTGGTCATGGCCAGGCCCGAAACGCCTCCGCGCTGGACGCCCATCAGGGCAAGCGTCGCACCACCGAGCAGCGCGGCATTGGACCGGCCAAGAGCCGACAACTTCTGGCCCATGGTGGCAGCTTCCCAGGTCACGGCCATACCGGGTGCGTACTGGACACCGCCGCCGAAACCGAGAAAATCCTTCCAGCCGCCGAGCAATCCACTCCAGCCACCGCCGCCATTCGAAGGGATGAAGGGAGGAGTGCCCCAACCGCCAGCCGCACCGCCGGGAATGGGGCCACCGCCGCTGCTTTGGCCGAAGACGGGCACAGCGCCGATGCCGAGTACTCCACCCAGCCTTCCGAGTGCCCCACCCACGGAGGCGCCTCCGCCGGCCAGCGAGACTCCGGTTCCAGTAAACAACTGCATCAGCATCGCGGCCACGCGCGAGCTGACCACGTCCTTGATGGCGGTCAATAGAGCGGTCTTGAGCGAATTCCCAATGGCCGACCAGATGGACTGCGACTTGGTGAGCAGAGCGTCGAAGACTCCCTCGGCCTGGCGCTTGAACGAATCGAAGATGCGCTGATTGTGGTCGCGGATGAGCTGTGCCTGACGGATCCCCGCCGTTTCGCGCGCGCCCTGAATGGCGGCGTCGGTGGCCTCCTGCTGGAAACGCCGGAACTCATCCCGCTGTGCGGTGAGTTCGGCAATGCGTGCCTGGATCTCATCAGCGCGGTAGCCGAGCCGCTTGAGCTGCGCCTCTTCCTCGATCACCATCCGCGAGGTTTCGAGATCAAACAGCCGCATGCGGATCTCGTGGACCCGCGTGAGGTACTCGACCTCGATGGCAGCCTTGCGCTGTTCGACCGCTACCTGCTGTTCGAGGGTTTGGGCATCGGCTGCTTCGACCGCGCGCAGTTGCGCGTCGCGCGTTAGACCTGCTCGCTGCTCCTCAATGCCGAGCATCTGCTCGAGGTGATCGAGATTGCGCTTGGAAATCTCCTCGTTGTAGGCCAGCCGCTGGCTGAACAAATGTGATTCGATCTCCAGCCGCCGCCGCGCAGCTTCCTCTTCCGCAGCCAGATACTCGGCGAGGTTCTTGCGGTTGGTCTCCTGGACTTCCTTCTGCCAGTTGGCCAGGCGCAGGCGCAGCTCTTCGATGACGTTCTCCCAGGCGGCGCGTGTGAGCGCGATCCGCTGCTCCGTGCCGCGCTCATCGACGAATGTGGTCCACTTGCGGATCTGCTCCTGGACCTCGGCCATGTCCCGGGCGAAACCCGTCAGTCCCCGCCGCCGAGCTTCCTCGAGCGCCCGTGCGCTCTCGCGCTCGACCTCCAACTGGCGCTTCCGGATCTCTGCCGCCCGCTTCAGCGCTTCGAGGTCCGGCTCCGATGCCGTCTTGATGGCCAGTTTGGGGCCTTCGTATTCGAACGGCTGCTCTCCAGGGAGCCACCGCTTGCCCATGACGAGTTCGCTGATCTGGTCATCGGTCATGCCCTGCTTACGCAGCGCGTCCACGCTGGTCTTGCCGCTCAGCAGGTCGTCGCGCAGCGCCTTCCGCTGCATCTCGTCAACGCGGGCCTGAAGCTGATCCTGAGTGTCCTTCCACTGCGTATAGATGGCAAAGCCCGCGCCCACCACGCCCACCGCGAGCAGAGCGTAGGGGTTGATGCTGGCAAGCTGGAGCGCGGCGATCGACTTCGCCAGCGCCATGATCTTGTCGGCCAAGGCATAGGTGGCCAGTACGCCTGAGACCCACAGCGCCACCTCGCCGAACTTCTTGAGAAGATCGGTGTTCTCCCGAAGCCAGCCGACCAGGCCGTGCAGGTTGCCGATCAGCGCCTTGAAGTCATCCTGGAACTGGGCCCCGATGTCTTCGCGGAGGTTATTGAACTCCCGGCGCAGCGCGCCCAGTTGTCCCTCGACCGTCTGCGAGGCCGCCGCATGCGCGCCCTGGATCTTCGCGCCTTCGCGCATCACCGCGTTATAGCGGAGCTGCTTCTCCTCGGTCTCGGTCAGGGCTCGTCCGAGTTGAAGCTGGGCAATCTGAGCTTCCCGCTGGAAGTCGACGAACAGCCCGAGGGTTCGCAGGCCGCGCGAGGCGCCCGATTCGATGGCCATGACGATCGATTCAAGAGCCTCGCCGGCGGTGATGTTCTGGACCGCCGCCGCGTCCTTGGCGAGCTTCGCCAAGCCTTGCGCCTTCGACAGCTCCAGATCAGCCACGATCAACCGCTGAACGGCGTGCGCCGCTTCCGTGTACTCGAAGCCAATCTCTTCGATCGCGGCCACCTGCCTGGCCGCCGCCGCCGCGCCCACCCCGTGCGCGTTTGCCAGCGCCTTGAGTGAAGCCTCGGCTTTGGCGTTCTGGGCAGCCATCATGACCGAGCCGACGGTGAACTCTTTGGCCCAGGCGAGCGCGCTCTTGATGGCGTCGGCCAGCAGGTTTCCGGCTGTCGCACCCTTCACCATGGCGGCGGTCATGCCGTCGATTCCCTGCGCCGCGCCCCGGGCGGTCTTCACCGCCGAAGTCTCCATGCTCGAAAGACTGGCGTTGACGCTCTTGATGGACGCATTGGCCCGGTTGGTGTCGACTTCAACGACGAGTTCGAGCCTGTTATCGGCCATGAGAATTCGCTGGAGCAGTACGTGGTTATGATCCGGGCCAGATGGCGGTAACGCTGCGTCCGCGCACGATCAGTCTACAGTTCGTGACCAAGGGCGCCACGCTATGCGCGTGCGCGGGGGTCTTAGCTTACTTCCCGAGAAGAACGAGACAGGCGTGCTGCCGGAGTACTTCGAGTCGTGAACTCATACACCACCCCATCTAGACGAAAGCCAGTCCGTGTCATCAGAACGTCAAGGACACTAGAAGCTCTAGCTGGTTTCCCGCCGTACCTGCGTTCATGAACCACGCTCGCGAATCTGCCGCCCACCGTGTATAGCGGAGCATGGGACCGATCCTAAGCGCCTTGTAATCCGTTTCAGTGCCGCCGCCAACCGTAAACCCGTAGCGCGACGGGTTGTAGCCATTGAGATTACCGGAGAGTCGGAACGATGGACCAGCCTCCACAACCGGTCGGATCGTCGCCTCAGGACGAAACCGGTACTTTCCAAGCACGGGAAACTGCCACGTCAAAACAGTGAATTCGAACCGCGATTCACCAAACCGTGGGTCGACGTTGATCCAGTTGGCGCGAAACGGACGATACAGTCCATTCGCCTCGACCGACCAGTGCCGGTTCATCTCCACTTCCACCGCCAACCCGCCAATGTAGCCCTGCGACTCGTCTATCCGTTCTGGTGCACGTAATTGCTCGAGTCCGGATGTGAACGGCGCTCCTCCCACTACCCCCAATCGCAGTTTTCTGCCGCCAACCCTCCAAGACGACAACGAGGTCGCATAGCTGATCCCAGTGAGGAACTCGATCTGATCGCGTTTGGTCGCGATTCGAGGATAATCGCCATCATACTGCCACCGCGTGTAGCGGATCGCCGGCGACACACGAAACCTGCCGGCGCGAATCTCCGCACCGGTGCCTACCGTACCGCCAACCTGCGATGGCTCGGAGGGAGCTGGGTTATGACGGGTGCGGAATGACGGCCCAACTTCTACAAACGGACGTAGTGCCCCGAACCCCGTCGTTCGATACTTCAGCAGGATCGGCCACTCCCACGTGCTCACTGACAGCTGGCCGTCGTGTTGCGTAACGCCGTCAGGCAAGATGAACCTGCGTTGCAGCTTAAGCGCCCGATGTAGCACATTTCCTTCGAGCGACAGCCCTTTCCCGAAGTAAATCTCTACGGACGATCCAACAAGAAAGCTGTGAGTGTCTGAGAACAGGTCGAATGTTGTCAGACCTTGCGGGTGGCTTGGGTCCAGGAAAATCGACCTGGAGATCGGAAAGTCGCGCGTGAGATTGGTTCCCCCGATGAAGCCGAATGAGGTGCGTTGCCCGAAGGCAACATGCACGTTCGCGACCAGCACAAGCACGAGACACGCCCATCTAATCTGCAATGGTCGAGGCCCGTGGCGAACGCTATCATTTCGTATTAACAAAACGTCCTCCTGTGTTGTTTCCACGCTGAACGGGGTTATCCACTGCAGCCTCTTGATCACGGACAAAGGAGATTAGCCTATTGTAGTGGGGAGCAATTCACTCTCCACTCCTGAGGCATCCGTATAATCAACGACGTGGCGCAATCCGCCATACTCGTTGGCTCACACGTGTGCGACCTTAGTCACAGGGTATCCGAACCCTGGGTTGTGCCGCTACGCCAGGGTGTCTGACGGCATCTGATGGTCCCACAATCGTTTCACAATTCCAGACCGCTCTCAATCAGTGCGAACGGTGGCAGTTTCAGCGTGCCCGGAGGATGGAAGCGAAGCCGGCGCTGAATTGCGCTCGATCAACGGCGTAGCGTTTACCGATCCGGATTGGCAAATCGGGTTATCGGAACCTGCTGCAGGCTCGGTCGGGACCTTGCCGATACTGGGCGCTCCAGGTCGGCGCGCCGTCTATCGATCTGCCAGCCTTAGTTGGTCCAGCCTGTCTCTCTCCTCCTCCAGCACAACCAGCGCCTGGAACTCTTCCGCCCGGATCTCGTCGAGCGTGATCCGGACGCCCAACTTCAGCGCCGCGCGGAGATTGAGCGCGCGCCGTAGCAACAGGCCCGCCTCCGAAGATTGCGCCGCATCCAGTTTGTCAAGCGGGCAGTGATTGCAGCGGCTGCCGTCGTCGGGAGCGTCCGGGCAGAGGCCGGGGTCGCAGAGTTCTTCGCGGCGGAGCGCCCAGTGAATCAGGAACCGCAGGGAGGGCTTTTCGGGCCACTCCCCGCGCGTCAGTTTGGGTCGCCGGTCTCCTGGAACGCGCCGTCCAGAGCATCAATCGCGGCTTTCACCGCGACGGCCTGGTGAATGATCGGCACGTCGCCCGCGTAGCCTTCAGAGGAGTCGAGCAGCTTCTTGAACAGCGCTCCCGCCGGAGCGAGGTTGATGATCAGTTCCTGGCGGTTGTAGGGCAGATCGAGCACGCGCGCGAAGCTGCGGCGGTACTCGAAGACGTCCTTGGCCGAAGGCATCCTCAGGATGTGCACTACCGTGCCACCGAGGACGCGCAGCGTGACGCGGAAGCCGTCGCCCACTTGCACTACGTCGTCGACTTCGGCCTGGCTTAACTGCTCGATGATGCGGCTGGCTTCGAAGGCGTCGACATCGGGTGCGTTCTCCTCGGGCAGGCGGATCTTGGCGAGCAGCGCGGCGTCGGCTTCTGCTGAGTCGGGAATCGTCGTTTCCGAGACGCCGCGTCCCAGTTGCTTCACGATGACCTTGCGCTTCTTTTGGCGCTCGATCCATTCTTCATCGGTCGGGAATCGCACACGGACCGGCTTCACGCCATCGGGCGTGCGCAGCTGGATGGTGATGGGTTGCTTGGCGTCAAACATGGCATCCCTTACTGAGCGATCCCGTCCACGTTGCACTTGGCTACGGCCGAGACGATGCCGCTGGTTTCATCCCACATCGGCAGGCACTCGACCGAGACGGTCACGATGCCGTCGGTCTCGCCCACCTCGGCCGAGGCGAAGGAGACCTTGTGCCAGGTGATCTCGAGCGAGTTGTTCGTGTCGTAGGTGAGCGTCAGCACCGCCGTGCCCGTGGTCTGCTGGCGGAGTTTCGTGAGTTCGGACGAGCCGTTCTCAAAGCGCGCCACGAAGCGCAGCGTCCCCTGGCGGTTGCCAAACTCAAGCCGGCCGCGGATGGCGCCGCTCGCGCCGTCGCCGGGAGTCTGGAAGCCCGATCCGGGGTAGAACCCGCCGTCGAGGCGGACATTGTTTTTCCACATCGTCTCAAGCGAGACGATGTTCTTGTTCGAGACGTAATTGACGCCGTTGATCGTGAGCGCAAGCGAGGCCGAGGGCAGCAGTTTCTCCACGGTTGCCGCGGGCATGGTGATGCCCGAAGGTTCAACGTACTTGCCCGAGCCCACGAATTCGACCGTGATCTTCGAGTTGGCGCGGCCGGGCCCCGAGCCGATCGAGATGGTCCAGCCTTCGACAACGCAGCCCACGGCCATCCGATCGACGACGACGCCTGCGCCCGGGCGGATCTGCTCGACGAAGGAGAAGTAGGGCAATTCGGCCGCATCGCCCGATGCCGGGAACAGCGGTGTGCAAGTGTAGGTAAAGTTGGGCGTCGTGCCCGACTTCACGACCTTGCCCAGGCCGAACGCCATCGCCCATGCGCCGATCTCCGCGCCAAGGTATTTCTCGAGTGTTCCGTTGACGTCCCAGGAGGTCTGGAACGACTGCGTCGGGAACTCGTGGCCCTTGCCAAACTCCTCGGCGTCGTTTTCGGTGTTCAGTTTCGGATTGGCGAGCGCGGCGTTGAGCTTGCGCAGCTGCCACATCTGGCCGCCGGTGTTGGGCGTAGAGATGTCGGCCTGCTTCTGCTTACCGAAGCAGATCTGGATTTCCTGCATCCGCGTGACGGACATCAGGCGTTACCTCCTCATCAGTGACTTGCCGCCAGCCCCGAATCATGCGCGGCACAAGTTCGGACGGCGTGGCTTCCACTTCCTGCACCTCGCCGTCGGGCGAGATCAGAACCACTTGATCATTCATCTCCCATCTCCATGAAGCTGAGCGGCGCCTCGAAGTAGTCGAGCCCCTCGGCGTCTGTCTGTCGCTGGATGAGCGGCAGGTCCATCGGGTGGCACGACGGATGGACAGTCGCGTTGAGCATCGGCACACCCGCCGACGCCGGCATACCTTTCGTGATCAGCCGGAACAGCCGGTAGTAGGCAGTAGGCGGATCTCCGTCGAATGTCTCGCGCGCCCGCAGGTAGAGCGTCACCTGGTGCCGCCAGACATCGACGCCGCTGAAGGTCCCGGGGCTCGTCCCCTGCCAGGCCGCCATGATCCCCGGCGCGGGCATATCGTGGATCGCCGCCGCGAGGCTCGCCCGCTTCGGATACTGATCGTGGTAGGCGAAGATCCGCTGCGGGTCACCCTCCATCTCGGCGACGAGCTCCGGGATGTCACGCAGCAGAGCAACCAGGCCGTCGACCAGTTCTGCAGGGTTGATCATCGCTGGTTACCTCCCAAGGCGCGCTCGACGAGGAGGCGTGGCTTCATGGCGTCGAGCATCTTCCGCGCGGCCTCAACGACCGCCGCCTTATTCTTCGGCGAGAACACCATCCAGGCCTCGCGCTTCTGGTTGGCCCAGGCCTTGATGCGGTCCTTGCGGGTCGAGACATTGGCCTTGGCCCAGTTCTCGCTGACCGTGCGGACCTGGAAGTTGCGCAGCAGGTCGCCCGTGAAAGTCAGGTTGCGGCGGTTGCCCTTGCCCTTCCGGGTCTTGAAGATCGCGTAGCGTTTGGTGAGCGGCTTGGCCGCGGAATCCTCGGGGCCCTGCGCCGCGGCGAGCCGCGCCTTGACCGCCGCAACGCCCGCCGTGCCCAGCTCATACATCTGGCGCTGGCGGAAGTTGAGCAGATCGAGCCGGAGTTGTTTCTTCTGGTAGACGCGGACGCTCGGCATGTATCACCCCCAGGAACTTCCGCGCAATTGCGCGGAAGTCTCGACTTGTGCGCAATTGCCCACAAGTCGGTCGTCGCGACAGTCCGACTTCCGGAAGATTTTCCGGAAGTGACTTGTGGAAGATCTTCCACAAGTCAGGCGATCTTGCGGAGCCGGAGCACGGCGGCGCCTTCCGAGTCGGCCTCGATATCGAAGACCTTGTACCGAGTGCCTTCGATCTCGACCTCGTCGCCGCGCACGGGCGCCGCAGGCAGATCCAGCTGCCGCACAAACAGCACCGCATAGACGCCAGGCGAGGCATCTTCGGCTTCCCGCGCCGGCTGAAACACCGCGCGGACCGTCGCCGCGCCGCCCGCCTCGGGCAAATAGACGACCTCGCGGCCGAACGTTTGGACGACGACCGCGTTCAGGTCCCTCACCGCCGCTTCCCAGCCGCTCATGGTCAGGACTTTGTCCCCTTGACCAGCACCTCGGGCCGCAGGCAGATGGGCAACGGGTTCTGCTGCGTGTGCAGGTCCGTGCCCCGGCCGAACTTCCGCGGCTCCTGCTTGGCGTAAAGCGGCAGCCCCAGCGTGTTCGCCGTCTCGTTGAAGTCGGCCGGCGCGAAGAAGGTCCGGAAAGTGTTCGCCGTGCCGAGCGGGAAGAAGTGCGCCTCGTCATCGGCGATGAACTTCCGCACCCCTCCAGACGCGTCAGTCGCCTGGCCACGGTATTCTTCAAACGTCACGCCGCCGAAGGTGAACCCCGTGCGGTAGTCGTTGCCGAGCTGTTGATTGCGCTGGTAGTACTGGAAGGCTTCTTTCACCTTCGCGTGCGTGGTGAAGGCATCATAGAAGCCCGAAGAGCACAGGCACAGGATGCCCGTCATGAACTCGCCCTTGAGGTTGTCCTCGATGTGGCGCTTCACTTCAAGGACCTTCAACAGCACCTCGGTCGAGGCGGTGCCCAGAGCGAAGTTGACCGTCTTGGGCGTGATGTCGAACTCGGTGTAGAGGTTGTAGAGCACCGAGCCGTCGGCGTCGAGGATCACGCCCTTGAGCGCGCCCATGCGCAGGTGCTCGAGGGTGATCGCGTGCTTGTTGCGCATGTTCTGGAGCTTCTGGGCGAGCAGTTCGGCGAGCGCCTCGGTCTCGGACTCCGAACCGAAGGCGCGGATGCCCTGGACTTCCTCGGGCAGCACGGCGTCATCGTGCGGGATGTGCGGGATGACGAACGAGCGCACCCTGCGCTTGCCCTGCGTGCCCACCGTTCCCGGCGCGCCGACGGGCTGCGTGGGCAGCAGGTTCAGCACGCCGCTCATCTCCTCGATGATGACGGTGCGGGTGCGGACGCCGGTGGCGGGCATGAGGTTCAACTGTTCGAGCCGCCCGTAGGTGTTGGGGATCTTGTTGATGGCCGCGGTGAGCGCGACCATGTTGAAGGCATCGGTGGCGAATGGATTCAGAATCGGCATGGTGGTTCACGCTCCTTCCCGGACGAGAATGCCCAGGGCTTTGAGTTGACTGATGGCGGCCGCCTTCTGCGGGCCGGTGATCGACACGGGCCAGACCAGGCCCTTGTCCGAGCAGATGGCATGGCGCGCGATGATGACGCCCGGCTGGTCGGCCGCGCTTGCGTCCACAGGATGCAGAAGCACGCCCGCTGCGTTCTGCGAACCGTCGGAAGCGGCCGGCACCAGCTGCGTCACCTTGCCGCTCGTGGTGATGACGCCGATGACGGTTCCTGTCGCGAGGTTCTGGCCGGCAATGACGGTGACCTCGTCGCGGCTGTAGAGGTTGTCCTCTTCAAACTTCAGCCAGTCGCCGAGGGAATTCGATTCGGTTTGAACGGGCATGGCTTACTTCCCTCCTTTCGGGCTCGACAAGGCCAGGCAGGCCTTGACGACCGGGTTTTCCTCGAGGTTCTGCTTGGCTGAGGTGCTCGCCTCCGGCAGAACGTGGGACCGGATCTCCTCTTGGTTGGCCTCGGCTCGCAACGCGAGCAGTTCCTTGCGGACGTCAGCCGCCGACAGATGCAGGCTGATGAACTCGCTGGCCAACGTGGGCCGGCCGGCGATCGAGCACAGCACGACGATCTCAGCGGCCTCGGCGTAGCCCTGCTCGCGGGCAGCGGCCTCAACGGTGGCAAGATCGGGAACGGGCGGACTCGTAGCCGCCTGGGTTGCTTCAGACACAGTTGTGACTCCTTTCGTGAACTTGGGTTTTGAAATCGAATCGGTCATCGCGGCCAGGGCATCGCGGAACGTGCCGACACTGTCGGCGAAGCCCTGGGCGATACTCTCCTCGCCGTAGAGGATGCCAGCTTGCGTTGCGCGCACGGCTGCGGCGCTCAGGCTCCGGCGCCGGGCCACGGCATCGACAAACATCCCGTAGAGCCGATCGACCTCGGCCACGAGCACCGAGCGGGCGCCCTCGGAGAGCGGCTCGTGCGGATTGAAATCATTCTTGCGGCCGCCGGCGAAGATGGTCGTGTAACGGAGCCCGTTGGCCGCGTCCCAGCCGCTTTGATCGAGATGCATCGCGATGATGCCGACCGAGCCGACGCCGCCCGTGCGCGTGACCCAGATGCGGTCCGCGGCCGAGGCCAGCAGATACCCGGCGCTCAAGGCCCAGTCGTCAACCGCTGCCCAGACAGGTTTGACCCGCGCGGCCTCTTCGATCAGGCTCGCCACATCCCAGGCGCCGTTGGCTTCGCCGCCGTAGCTATCCAGGCGCAAGAGAATCCCGCGGACCATTGGATCCGTGGCGGCCTCGAGGATCTCGTTGCCCAACTGCTCATACGAGGTGAGGCCCGACTGCGCCTCCATGCCCGAAGCCCGGTTGACCAGGCTGCCCGAGACTTCGATAACGGCGACACCAGCGTCGGTGACGGCATATGGCCTCCGTGATCGTTGCTCGGCGAGCAGCGCCGCGTCCACAGCAGGCGGATCGATACCAAGCCGCGGAGCCAGCACGGCCAGGATCGCCGCGAGCTTCTTCGAGTCGATCATCAGCGGCGTGTTGAACACGCGCGAAGCGATGTGGGAGAGATTCGTCATTGGATCTGCGTGGCGGGCTCTGGCTCTGTGACCCGCTGCCCGTTGCTGGTGGTCTTGCGCGGATCGGAGTCGTAGGTCAGGCCGAGCGAGTCGGCGCGTGCATTGTCGGCCGCTGCCTGGCGGTCGACGTCCTCCTCGTCGTAGCCCATCTCGTTGATGACGGCGCTGCGCGGCTTGAAGCCCGCGCGCACGGCGGTGACCTCAGCGTTCATGTCCTTGAGCGGATCGACCCACGCCCAGGACGGCGGCCGCCACTCGACGTCGAGGTACGTCTCAGGATTCCGGGCGTAGTCGCGAGCGTCGATCACTCCGCTGAGGGCCGCTGCTTCGATCCAGGCGCGCCACACAGGGCGGCAGAACTGGTAGACCATCACCTGGTGCTGGAACTGCTCGCAGCGACGGCGGAATTCAAGCAATCCGGCGCGAATCGAGGAGTAATTCACGCGTTCGAGATCCCCGGTGAGTTGCTCGTAGGTGATCCCCAGCCCCGCGGCGATGGCGCGCAACTGCACGCGCATGAACTCGGTGTACATGCCGCCCACGTCGCCCGGCTCGGTGAACTTCACATCTTCGCCTGGCAGCAGTTTCACCATGGAACCCGGCTCAATGCCAGCCAGCGGCGCGCCGCTCGAGTCCGTCTCACCTTCGCCAGGCTTTGAGCCGATCACCGGATCCTCGGGATTGTTCTCGGTGATGAAGGCCGCAAACATCGCCGCCAGCTTCTTGCGGACCAGCTCAGCGTCGTCGTACTGGTCGAGTTCGTGAAGCTTCACGAGCACCTGCGTGAGCCACGGCTGGCCGCGATGCTGCCCAGGCCGCAGCGGCTTGTAGATGTGCAGGACCGTGGCGGCCGGCACGCGGGCCGTCTCGCCGGCGTTGAAGAACATCAGCTTCTCGCCCGGGTGCTCACGGTAGAGGTGATAGGCCACGCGGCGGCCGAGCTTGTCGAACTCAATGCCCGCGCGGATGACATCGCCGTTGGGCAGATTCTCGTTCTTGGCCGCCGGCAGATGCTCGGCTTCGAGCAACTGAAGCTGAAGCGGGACCGTCAGGCCGTCCTCGGGCCGACGGTCGCGCAAGCGCACCAGGCATTCGCCGCCCTCGATCGTCGAGCGGCAGACCAATGCCTGGAGCCCATAGAAGTCCGTCAACCCGGCGGCGTCGGCCTCGTCGGTCCACCGCAGCCAGAGCTCCTGAAGCCGCCGCTTCACTGAAGGGTCCGGGTGTTTCGATTGCGGCTTGATGCCCGTGCCAACGGCGCTGCCGACGAAGCTTTCCACCGCGTTGCTCGCCCAGGCGTTGCGACGCACCATGTCGCGCGAACGCGAGCGCAGCGCATCGCCGCCGCCAGCAACAAGCGCGTTGATGCCCTCCGTCGAAGGGCTCCAGCCCTGCGTGCGGCGCGTGTTGGCAGCGGCCTCATAACCGGAGACCGCACCGATGGGCGCCCCAAACGCCGCGCGCATGAGATTCCGCCAGTAGCCCATCAAAAACCTTTGGCCGTGTAGGTCCGGATCACGCGCGAGCGCGGCCGGGCCGGATCCGCCGCCGCCAAGGCGGCCTTCACCTCGGCGATCGCCTTCTTGAGTTCATCGACGCTGCGGTACTCGAGGCTGCGGCCTTCAAATGTCACGCGCAGCGTGCCGCTGGCCAGCGCCGCCTCGAGCGCTTCCAGTTGAGTTTGCGAGTAGGCCATGGATCAACTTGCCGGAAATCGATCATTTTGAAAAGCAGGAATGATCAATCTGATAGACTTGAGATCGAAATCGATCGACTCGATGCCCACGATTGCGCGCCTTGGCCCTTATCGCATCTTCTTTTTCAGTAACGAGGGCGACGAACCACCGCATGTTCACATTCAGCG